CGTCGATGCACTCGATGAAGCGGAGAAAGACGTCGCCGGCATCGCGGTATGGACCCAGCGGCCGGAGGATTATCCCTACACGGTCTATGAGTGCTACTGCGAGCTTGATGTTGCCGGCTTCGAGCACAAGGAAAAGGGTCGCATCACCGGATTGCCGTTGCCCTATCGCGTGTCGATCGACAAAGACTCGCAAACCATCGTGGAAGTGCGGCGCAATTGGAAGGAAGACGACGATCGCTACCTCAAGCGCATGCCGATCGTAAAATATCCCTTCATCGATGCGATGGGGTTCTATGGTGTGGGCTTGTTGCACATCATGGGCAATGCCACCGCGGCGGTGACCACGGCGTGGCGGCTCGCGCTCGACAGCGCAGGATTCTCGAGTTGGCCTGGCTTCCTTTACAGCGACGTCATTGGACGGCAGGATACGATGACGTTCCGCGTCGGCCTCGGCTCCGGCGTGAAGGTCAACACCGGCGGCCAGGATATCCGCGCCCATGTGATGCCGCTGCCGTACAAGGACGCCACCGCCGGCTTGGTGCAGGTCACCACCCACATCGAGGAAGAGGCGCGCCGCGTCGGCGGCACGCCCGAGCTGATGGTTGGCGAAGGCCGGCAAGATGTTCCGGTCGGCACCACGTTGGCGATGTTGGACCAGGCCGTTAAAGTTCTCGATAGCGTGCACAAAGGCATGCACATTGCCCAGGCTGAAGAGTTCAGCCTGCTGCGCGATCTCTTCATCGATGATCCCAACTCGCTGATCTGCGGCAATCCTACGCCTGCGCGCGAGTGGGAGATGGCCGATCTGGTCAAGGCGCTCAACGATTGCAATCTTACGCCGCAAGCCGATCCCAATACGCCGAGTCATACGATTCGTGTGATGAAGGCGGTGGCGTTGGTGCAGCTGGTGCAGCTCAATCCGGCGATGTGGGACCTGAAGGCAGTGGTGCGCCGCGTCGCCACCATGGTCGGCATGGGTAACGTGGACGAGCTGTTTGCGCCGGATCAGAGCCAGCAACAGCAGCAGCCTGATCCGCGCATGATCAAGGCGCTCGGCGACATGCAGACCAAGGCGCAGGACATCGCGCAGAAGACGCAAGACAGCCAGCTCAAGGCGCAGGTGACCTATCTCAGCGAGCAGCTCAAGCTGTTTGGGCAGCAGATGCAGCTGCAAGGCCAGCGCGAGAACCGCGAGTCGCAAGAGCGCATCGCCGGTGGTAAGATGGATATCGAGCGCATGAAGCTGGCGCAGAGCACGCTGGTGCATCCGCTGGCCGCACCGGTGGCGCAGACGTTTGCAGAAAGGTGGCCAGTGGCGCCTCCAGGATTAACGCCGATGCCGAACGCAAACCGCGTCATCTAGCGAAAGGAAAGTTCATGGCCCAGCTCGGACATCCCTATGGCGACAAGGTGAAGGCCTCGCAGCGGCGTCGGTTGAAAGCGCTCGGCGCCCACGCCGGCAAGCCCTTCGGCAGTGCGGCGATGCAGCAGAAGCGGTCGTATCCCAAGAAAAACGCCGGCACCGAGCGGGAGATGACGATCTCTGGCAAGACTGCAGGCGCGCGTGCCGATCGCCTGGCCTCGGGTGGTAGCGTCAGGCGGCATAAGCCTCAGCACACGACCAACATCATCATCTCGCATGCCGGCGGCCAAGGCGGTCGCGGTGGTGTGGGCGCTGGCGGTGTCGGAGCTGCTCCTGGCGGCGGCGCCATGCGGCCACCGATGCCCCCGATGCGGCCTCCGCTCGGCGCTGGTGCACCGCCCATGGGCGCCCCGCCCGCAATGCCGCCTCGACCCATGATGCCGATGGGTGGTGGCATGCCGATGGGTGGCGCGCTGCCGCCGCGGCCTCCGATCGCTCCGCCGGGCGGTGGCATGCCGATGCGTCCTCCCGGTATGAAGCGGGGCGGGTCGGTGAAGAAAAAGCGTGCCGGTGGCCCGCTGTCGCCGACGACCGATGCCGAGCAGCGCGATCAGCACTCGGAGGGTCACACAGTTTCCACTCCCGATCGCAAGCGTAGCGGCGGCGCAATCAGGAAGCTGCAGATGGGCGGCGCACCGATGGCGTCGCAGACCAATCCTATCGCTGGCCTGGCCGGCGGCCTGGCCGGCGGTGCCGGCACGCGCCCGACACCGACACAGCCTGGCGTTCGCACGATCTCCGGCGTCCCGGCGCGCCCGGCGACGCCGTTGGCGGTGCCGATGCCCAATACATTGGCGGCGCAGCGCTTTATGCCTGCGCCGGGGACTACAACCGGCTTCAAGAAGGGCGGCAAGGTGCACGGCGACGAGGCCGAGGACAAGAAGCTGTTCGCACGTATGTATAAAGAGAAGGAGGCGAAGGAGGAGGGCGCTCCCTCCAAGCGCAAGCGCGGCGGCCATGTCGGCGAGGGCCTGGCGGGGCCGAAGTATCACGATCATGGCGTCGGCAGGCGCAAGGATGGCGGCGGCATCACCGGCCTCCCCGGCGAGGTGTACCGCAACGAAGGCCGTGGTGAGACCAGCGGGCGCGCCGTTGCCAATCCTTGGGGGATATCAAACCCGCCCGGCGCCGTGCGCAAGCGCGCCGCCGGCGGCTTCGTGCCGAGCAATCAGGACAGCAAGGACCCCGGGCTGCACGGCGACAAGTATCATCAGCAAGGCGTGGGCTTCCGCAAAATGGGCGGCGACGTTGGCGAGAGCAAAGGTATGGGGCCGCACATGCCGGGCAGCGCCGCCGGTGGCCTCGGTCGGCTGGAGAAGGCCAAGATGGCGCGCAGCGTGCCGGCCAAGACCGAAAGTTAGAAGAGTTGGAGCCGATGCTTGATGGCGTCGACATAACATTTTATCACGCGCTCGAACGCCGCATCTTGCGCGAGCTGCAAGGCGACAGGGATTACACCGGGCTCTATCAGAGTATCCGCGCGTCGCCCAATTGGGATACTTTCCAGCGCACGAACGGCATGATCAGCGCCTACGAGAACGTAGTGAACGAAATGCGCAAGATCGCGCGCCAGCTCAACAACGACCCGGAAGAGCGCAACGAGCCCGTCATGAGGCCGATAAACTGATGAACATCAAAACCGCTCACGTCCCGATCGTGGGGGCCCGGCTTCCGATCATGAGCCCGGGCGCTGGTCATATCTCGACTATGCATCAGGCGCCGCTGCCGCCCTGGCGCAACGAGGAAGAGGCGGAGGAATACGCCGCCGATCCGAAGACGTTCCTGCTCGATCACACCGAGTTGTGGCGGGAGAAGATCAAGTTCTACCACAACTATATCATCACCGCGACCTATTACCTGCCGGCGTTCATGCGGCTGGCAAACGGCGAGAAGTTTTTTCTTTCGGAAAAAACTCACGACGAGACGCCATGGCAGGGTAAGGTCGGCCTGGTCATCGCCAAAGGCCCATTGGCGTTTGTCGATTGCCCCGAGGCTGCGGTGTTCTTTCTCGGTCAGAACGTCGAGATCGGCGACTGGCTGCAGTACGATATCCATGATCCGCGTCATTTCACGGTCAATCGCGTGCATTGTCGGCTGGTCAAGGATGTGCACGTCATAGCGAAGGTGGAAGACCCGCGCATGGTTTATTGAGGAGGAGGGAGGTCATGGCTGACGAAGACGAAAACCTGATTGTTGATCTCAATGCCGACGACGAAGAGCTGACATCGATACCGGGCGCAACGCCAGTTCCCAGACCCGGCGTCGTTGTCACTAAGCCGCCGCCCGTGCCTGGGCCCTCGACCGCGCCCAGGATCGGCATGGAAGAGCTGCAAAGGCAGATCGAGGCCGAGCGCACGCAACGCGCACACGCCGTCGAGACGAGCCGACGGCTGGCGGCCGAGCGCGACAATGCCGTCCGTTATGCGCAGGAGAGCGAGCGTCGCGGAGTTCAGACCTACGAGGCTTATAACAACGAGCAAATCAAGGCGACGGGGGATCAGATCGAGGCGCTCAGCGCGCAGCACGAATCGGCCATGACCGACGGCGATTTCAAGACCGCCGCTGCTCTGACCAGGAAGATCAGCCATTTGAGCGGCCAGCTCGCATTGCTCGAACGCGATGCTGGCGCTTTGGCGCAGCAACGTGAGCAGCTCGCTCGACCGCAGCCGCAACGGCAGCAACAGCAGCCGCAACCGCAGCAGCAACCGGTGACGGTTGATCCGGTTGAGCGCGCCGGCCAGGGTCGCAGCGAGCGCACGAAAGAGTTTCTACGCAGGCATCGAAGCCTGGTGCGATCGGATGGCTCGCTCAAGCGGGCGGCGATTGATGCGCACGAAGCGGCCTTGGACGCTGGCTATGCGGCCGAGAGCGATGGCTATTTCACTCACATCGAAGGCCTGCTCGGCAATGGTCAGGCAGGAGGAGAGCCGATGCCGCAGGGTCGACAGCCGGCGCCGATGCAAGCAGCTCCAGTATCGCGTTCCGGCGGCCCAGGCAGTTCCGGTGGCGGCAGTGGCCCGCGTGAGTTCGTCATGACGCCGAAGATGCGGCGCCTGGCTGCTGATGCCGGCGTGACGCCCAAGGAGTGGGCGCTGAACTATGAGAGACTGTTGAAGGAGGGGCGAATCACGCCCATCGCCTAGGAGGCAACCATGTCGATCGATTTTGTCGGTAATGGCCTCGGCGACGGCCCACGCGAGTCCCCGCGCGAGGCGGTGCGGCCGGAAATGCGCAGCGCGCTGCGTATTTCGGATGATGGCCGGCAGCGCTTGCGCACCGGCAATCAAAATGTCGATCCGTTCAACATCGATGATATCCGCGCCGTGTACTGTCCCACCAATGGCGATCCCAGGCGCGGCAACGTCGACAACGAGATCGACTTCAATTGGAAGAGGTATGAGACCTACGGCAAGCCGGATTATGCCGAGATGCGTGGCTATCACGATCAAGGCTGGCGTCCGGTGACGCACGACACTTTTCCCGAGCGCTTCGCTCCGTCCGGGACTGCGGGGCCGGTCGTCATCAAAGACATGATTTTGATGGAAAGACCGATGAGGTTGACAGTCCAGGCCCGATCAGAGGAATATGAGGCTGCGACTCGCGCCATGCGGGTGAACCGCCAGAAAGTGGCGGAGACCCCGGAAGGTTCGATGCCGCGGACTGTGTATGCAGATCGCAGTTCGCGTGAGGCGATCGAAATACCAATCCCCGACTAAGGGCGGGGACGCATCCGAAGCTCGGATGCGGGTGAGCGGTCGAAGGCTTTGATCCACCGCACGGACCGAGGCGAAGCTCGCCATAGGCCGGCAACCCTGACAGGGGAGCTTGCCTATGCCGAACACAAACGCGCCTTTTGGATTCCGACCGATCCGTCGCCTTGATGGCGCAGCCGCCTCGGGCGCTTTCAGTCAGCTCAAGATCGCCAACGCCGACACCAACGCGCTCAATCGCGGCGACGTCGTGCAGCAGCTCGCCACCGGCTTCGTGACGCGCTCGGTCGCTGGCCTCGCCACCGGCATGACCCGTGGCGTGTTCATCGGCTGCCATTACTTGAGCGCCGCGCTCGGCTATCCGATCTGGAGCAACTATTGGCCCGGCTCGGGCGCGGCAGCAGGCACCACTATCGACGCCTTCATCATCGATGACCCCTGGCGGGTATTCGAGGCGCGCATCGGCGGCGCCGGCGGCCCCGCCACCTTCGCCAACATCGGCATGAACTGCGATTTTTTGGTGAACGCCTCGACCACCGGCTTCTCCGCCTGGGCGATCGATCCGACCACGATCCTGGCCACCGCCACCTTGCCGTTCCGCATCGTCGCGCTCGGCAACAACGCGCAGTTCGTCGGTGACGGCTACGACGCCAGCAGTCCCTACAACATTGTCGAGGTTGCTTGGAACAGTCAGTTCTTCAAGCAGCTGAGCGGCATCTAAGCGGCTTGAGCCAAGGGAGAGATGAGCCATGGCTATTGATCTTGCGAGCATCAAAAACGAGTTGTTCCCCGGCCTCGCCGCGGTGGAAGGTCGTTATCGCAAAATCGAGACCAAGTGGTCGCGACTGTTCGAGAAGCGCACATCGAAAATGGCGCTCGAACGTAGGACGCAGATGGCGTACCTGCCGCTGGCAAAGGAGAAGCTCGAAGGCGCTTCCACGTATTTCGATGACAGAGCCGGCGAGCGCTGGCTCTACAGCGCGGAGATGAAGGAGCTGAGTCTCGGCTACATCATCACCAGGAAGGCCGTGGAAGATAACCAATATCGCGCCGAGTTCAATCCGAGCAACCTCGGCCTGCAGGACGTGTTCGCGACGACCAAGGAGATTTATGCCGCGAACATTTTCAATACCGGCCAGGTTTACGATCAGACCGTCGGTGGCGATCAGCAGGCGTTGTTCTCGGTCAACCATCCGGTCGAAACCGGTGTCGTGCCCAACATGCCGGCCACCGCGGTCGATCTCAACGAGTCGACGCTGCTCACGGCGATGACCACCATCCGCAACACGTGGGTGGATGAGCGCAACATCAAAATCGCCGCACGCGCAGAACTGTTGCTGGTGCCGGCCGCGCTTGAGCCGGTCGCTGTGCGCTTGCTGCGCACTCAGCTCCGTCCCGGAACGAACGATAACGACGTGAACGCAATCCAGCACGTTGGAGGCGGCCTACGCGACTACATCGTCAATGAGTTTCTCACGTCGAACTTCGCGTGGTTCGTGAAGACCGACAAGCGCGGCCTCATCTACTACGATCGCGTTCCGTTTGAAATGGATATGTATGTCGACTTTGATACGGATAACCTTAAGGTTAAGTGTCGTGAGCGCTATACTTTCAGCTACTTCGATTGGCGTAGCGTCTACGGCAGTTTTCCGACAAGCTGAAGCTGATCTTGTATGTAGCTTGTATGTAGCTTGTAGTTGACAGTTATACATAGACCCCAATAAGCTCGGCTCCTTCAATCTGGAGGAGCCGAAATGCCAAAGGAGAGGATGCCAGTAGAGAAAGTCAGGGAGCTGTTCTGGTACAACAAGAAGACCGGCGAGCTGATTTGGCGGATTTCCCCGAAATGGGGCGTGAGAATTGGGGATCGTGCCGGAACGGTCCACACAGACGAGAAGGGCTACAAAAGCAGACA